TTTCCACTTTGCTTGATTGACAGCATATGTTTTACACTCATAAATGTATGATTTAGTTACTCTTGATTTTTTCTTTGGGGGTTTAGTCTGTCTTTTGGGTTTGACTTCAATGATTTGTCTCTTGGTTTTACCATTGGATTCCTTGAATTCAACTAAGAAATCAGGGAAGTACCTGTGGACTTTACCATCAGCTGGTGACACATAGGGAACACTGAATTCTTCAGAAGCCCACTTCAATACATTAGGTTGTTTATCACACCAAGTGCAGAACTTACGTTCCCATGATGAACGACAAATGATATTATTGGGATTGCCCATGTATTTGTCTGGATTCGACGGTTTGAACTTTGACTTAATACTTTTCCCCAAAACTCACATACATAGTAATAGTAGTCAAGTGTATTTATAGATGGCTGGGGCATCACCAAATGCTTTTAGTACAGGAGCTCTAAAGAGTAAGATAATGAATCTTGCTCAGACTTCTGTTTATCAAGTAAAAATTCAACCACCACCAAATGTTCTCAGTTTTTTACAAACTGAAAGAAAATTTGATTACACTCAAAAGGGTGAGAACATGGAACTTCTTTGCCATGAAACCACTCTTCCTGGTACTTCATTCTCTACCACTGAAGTCACTAATAATTATACTGGTGTCACTGAAAGGATGGTCTATCGTAGAATGTATGACTCTACGATAGATATGACTTTCTATGTTGATAAATCATATGATGTCATTGAATTTTTTGAGGGTTGGGTTGATTATATAAGTGGTATGAATGTTGACAACCCTAATGGTGGTGATATGAGGGAGATGTATAGGAGTAATGCAGCCACATATAGAATGAATTACCCTCAGACTTATAGAACTCCGATTCATCTTACGAAGTTTGAGAAGAACCTCACAGATGCTCAATTGACATATGAATTTGTAGATGCATTCCCACTCAATGTCATCTCAATGCCTGTTTCATATGCTCAAAGTGATGTATTAAAACTAAGTGTGTCCTTTGCATACACTAGATATGTTAGATTTAGATCCAATCAAGGATTACTTAATAATTATGGTGAATTCTTTGATCCACCAGGACCTCCAGTATCATAATAAATAAACCACTGACCTCGTTATAGGATATTATGCCTTTACCTAAAATTGCTACACCAACATATGAGTTGGTATTGCCTTCTACAAAAAAGTCTATTAAATACAGACCTTTCCTAGTGAAAGAAGAAAAACTCTTGGTCCTTGCACTTGAAACCGAGGATCAGAAACAGATTACAACCGCTGTTAAGTCCGTCATTAAGAATTGTATTCAGACTAGAGGTGTGAAAGTAGAGATTCTCCCTACTTTTGATATTGAATATCTCTTCTTGAATATTAGAGGTAAATCAGTTGGTGAGGAGGTTGAGGTTAATATCATTGCACCAGATGATGGTGTTACTCAAATCCCTGTAACGATTGACATTGATGAAATTAAGGTCACTGAAAATCCAGAACACATCAAACAAATCAAACTTGATGATAAGTTGATGATGGAAATGAGATATCCATCACTAGATCAGTTCATCAAGAATAACTTTGATGTTAATGATTCTAGTTTTGATCAATCATTTGAATTGATTGCTAGTTGTGTTGATAAGATTTATAGTGAGGAAGAGGTTTGGTCTACTGATGATGTCAGTAAAAAAGAGGTGATGGATTTCCTTGAACAGATGAACTCGATTCAGTTCAAAGACATTGAAAAGTTCTTTGAGACGATGCCCAAGTTGTCTCATACATTGAATGTTACTAATCCTAAGACTAAGGTTGAGAGTGAAGTTGTTCTTGAGGGGTTGTCTAGTTTTTTCGCGTAGGTATGGCTCACATGAATCTTGAGTCATACTTTAGATTAAATTTCGCCCTGATGCAATACCATAAATATTCATTAACTGAGATTGAAAACATGATGCCTTGGGAGCGTGATGTTTATGTAGCACTTCTCCAAAATCATATTAAAGAGGAAGAGGAAAAGCAAAAGGCTAACCAATGATGAATCCTGACTCCAATAATCAAAATATTCCAAAGGGGCTTGATGATCTGCTTGGCTCTATTAGGAGTGATTCGGAAATTTTAGGGGAAGATTATGATCAAAATATCCCAAAGGGGCTTGATGACCTGCTTAGTTCCATTAGGGGGAAGTCTGAACCAGACAACTCGTCTGCGTTGGCTGTTTATGTACCAGATCAGAGAGAAGAAGATCTGGTCTCTGAACAAATTGATGAAAGAATCCTAACCCTCCTGGGTCTAGAAGACGCTATTGATATTGATTACGCAACCTATAAGACTCTTCTCAGAGAGAAGATGATGGAAGGTAGGATGGCAGACAGTAAGATGCCAACCGAAGAAACTGAGATATTAACTGAAGAGTTTAGGAGAGTAAAAGGAAATACAGGTAGATTCAAAGTTAAGAGAGAGAAGATTAACTTTGAGTCTTTTGTCGCTGATGTCAAACCACAAGAACAATCAAGACCTCAATCATCTTTACTTGCTCTTCCAGGAACTGCAGAACCTGATATTGAAGTCGGGCAGGATCCTGCAACAGGGGGAATACAAAAGTTTCTGGGTGGTATCTCAGATAGATTAGCTGAAATTGAAAAGAATCTTAGTGACATGTTGGACATGGATGCTAAGGAACTAGCCGATGAAAAGAAAGATGCGGATAAGGAAAGAGTTGTTGGTGAGAAACAAAAGAAAAGAGATAAGGAAAGTAAATTAGAGTCTGGTATTAAGGGGTTTGGGAAGAAGGTAACTGATCAAGTCACCAAACCCATAAAGGGTTTATTTGATACAATCTTGAACTTCTTTACTCAGATTTTCTTGGGTAATCTTGTCAAAAAACTCATTGAGTTCATTGATGATCCAATGTTGATTTTCAATCCACTTATCGGCATGGTAAATGGTGTTATCGATGTGATTAATAATGTTCTTGAATTTATGTTTGGTGGACTTGTTGAAAACATTAATAAGATGATTGGACCTCTAAATGGTGGTCTAACAAATCTTGAGAATACTGTTAATAGTATCTTCGGTATATTTGGTGAACAGAATGAAGAGGATAAGATTAAATTTCCTAGAATTCCAGAAGCAGAAGTTTTCCAGTTTGAACCTATAGAAAAGTTTAAACCAAAAGAAGAGAAGAAAGAAGAATCAATCAAAGGTATGGCTGGTGGTGGATTAGTCACCAATCAAAAAGAAGAATCAATCAAAGGTATGACTGGTGGTGGATTGGTTACCAATCAATACGAAGTCACTAACATAAATGCATATACTGGTGGTGGTTCTATCACTGGTAGTTCTGGTCAGACCATCACAGGTATGGGTCCTGATACTCAATTGATTGCAACTCAACCAGGTGAAGTTGTTATGAGTAAGAAGGCAGTTCAATCCTATGGTGCAAACAATCTTCTGGCTATGAATAAGTCAGCTGGTGGAACCAATGTTCCAACTATGGGTACTATTCAAGGTTTCTCGGGTGGTGGGATTGTTGAACCAGTTCCATCAGGTTCTTATAAAGGACAATCAGGTCAAAAATATGGTGATCCAAGAGGTTATGGTCCACATGCAGGAATTGATATAACAGAAGATCCACCTTATGGTCAGGATCCCAAAGTTCCTGTTGTTTCTATGGCAGGTGGTAAGGTTGTACCAAGTAGTCCAAATTATCCATATCAAACTTCTGGATATACATCAAATTTAACTGTCAATCATGGTAATGGACTGATGGCGACATATCTTCATATGAAACCAGATTTAAAAGTGGGATCCTCTGTGGAGAAAGGTCAAAAAATTGGAAACTTAATTCCTTTAGGTTCGGCGAGTAATAGTTTTGCTCAAACACATTTACATCTTCAAACATATAAAGATGGAAAAGTAATCAGTCCTCTTAATGTTTTGAATGGTACGGTTCAACCTGGAAATGGAACAGATAGAGTAGAGCCTTCACCAAGTGAAGGAGCTCCAGCATTTAAAATGAATAAGAGAGGAAGACGTGTTGCTGTAGTAAAACCATCATCCAAATCAACACCAACTATTTCACCACCACCTCAAAAGGGTGGGCAGACATCTGTCCTACCTGTCCCTGGGTCTAATCAACAACAACCACCAACTAGTTCAGTATCAGCTGGACAAAAGGATGTCCCATCATTCTCCTCAAGGGACATGGGCAACGCTGAGTTTATCGTTATCAAATCCATCTATAACATTGCAGGATAATGGCAGCCTTCGCACTAATCGGACCAGCGATCAAAGCTTTAGCCTCAGGGGGAGTGAAGAAGGCAGCAATGGGTGCTGCAAAAGGTGCTGTAAAGGGTAAGGCTAAAGATTTTGTTACAGGTAAGAATCGAAAGGGTAAAGGAGGTGCTCTAGCAAAATCTGAAGGTGGTGGAGAAGAACAGGTTGAAGGTGGTAAAGGTGGTGCGATTGTTCCAACCACACCAATGGTTGGTAATTATAAAGTAGAGACATTATCAGACAAACCAGATGAGGTAGGGAAACCATCTAAGGTTAGTTATGAAGCTATCAATAATCAACTTGATAGTATCATTGGTCTTACAAATGTTCTGAAGAAAACTTCAACAGCTAAGATAAAGAATGCTGAAAACAGAAGAAAGGCTGAACGTAAAGCTAATGAGAAAGACAAGAAGAGACAGAGAGAAAGCCTACTAGAGAAAGGTGCTGGTAAGGCACTTGGGATGGCTGGTAACCTTTATGGTAAAGCCACTGAGGCATTTGACCCACTCAAGTTCTTCACTATGATTTTCCTTGGGAATCTTGTTAAGTGGTTTAATGAAGAAGGAAGTAAGATAAGTGCATTCTTGAGAACTGGTCTGGCATTATTGAACAATGCTGGCAAATTAATCAATTCTGGACTCAAAGCTTTGGGAGGAGCCTTTAAGGCAGGATTTAAATTAATTGGTAAACTTCCCAGAGCAATTCTGGGACTTGGTAAAAATGTAGGTAAGACTCTCTTTAATGTTGGTAAGAGATTAGGAAGTGCTTTTATAGGACTTGGCAAAAGATTATTTAAATTTGTAAAAGGTTTACTTGGTAGACTGAGAATACCAGGATTCCCTACACCTAAAGGACCTAGACCTAAAGGAACTACACCTAAAGGAACTACACCTAAAGGAACTACACCTAAAGGAACTACACCTAAAGGAACTACACCTAAAGGTAGAGTCAGCCCAAGAATTGGTGATAAACTGAGGAAAATGGGTCTGACTAATAATCAGATCACAGCGTATAATAATGCAAGACAAGGTGGTGCTGGTGCTACCGATGCTCTGACACAAGCAAGGAAAACTCCACCCAAGACGAAATTCAAACTTCCAGGAGGAAAAGCACTTAATGGTTTTTTGAAGAAGTTATTCGGTATCGTCAAACCATCTGAAGTTGAAAGTTTAAGGAAAGCAGGACCTGCTCTGAAAAAGGGTGGAAACTTTATGAAGGGAGCAAGGATCCCAGTTGTGGGTCCAATGATTGTATTTGCTCTCAATGCACTTGATCCTGATGTATCAATTGGAGAAGCAGCATTTAAGGCAATCGGTACTGGACTTGGTGAGTTCTTAGGTTTTGCTATTCCAATTCCTGTCCTCGGACCTCTCATCGGTGGACTAGTCGGTGAGGTGATGGGAGCTGCTGCTTACTCCCTTATTATTGAAAAGAATCCAGCGGCAGCAGGAAAGAAAATCATGGATGCCGTTACGGCTACTGGTAAATTCTTAGGACCAATATTGGATTGGGTAAAAGGTGTTGTTGTCAAATTCTTTGATGCTCTACCAAAGGTAAATTTGTTTGGTAAAGAATTCCTCAACCCATTAGTATTGACCCCTCCAATGGTACTTACTGAGGTTCCTAAAGCATTGATGAGTGCATTCTTTGGTAAGGACATGAAGAAAGGAAAGGTAGAGAAGAAGGAGACTGGAGAACCAAGTGAATCAGATAAAATGATGACAGGATCCACCACATCAGGGTCCACCCCATCAGTTTCATCTGGTGGTGAAATTAATTTTGCCAAAGAGATGATTAAGATTCATGAGGGGTCTAATATTGTTGGTGATGTTCATCAGGCATATAGGGATAGCGAGGGACTTCCAACAATTGGGTATGGTCACTTAATTATTCCTGGTGATGGTTATGATATGAATTCCAAAATTAGTCAATCAGAAGCAGATAAGTTATTTGATAAAGATTTCCAAAAGCATTTAGTACAAGCAAAGGCAATACCAGGATATAATAAAGGAAATGTTCAACAAAAAGCAGCATTAATTGATCTTACTTTCAATATGGGTGGTAGTTTCTATAAAGATTTTCCCAAATTTGCTGCTGCAGTAAAGAGTGGTGATTTTCAAACTGCTGCAGCAGAAATACAGGACAGTGATTATTACAAACAGGTGGGACGTAGAGGTCCAGTGATTAGAGATCTACTTGCAGGTAAGGGTGTGAGTGCTTCTTACTTAAAAAACATAAAAGTACCTACAGGAAATAATTTATCAACAGATAGTAATGAGGGTGTTCCTATACAATCTGAGAATTTATCAACACCCTCTGATGGTTTAGAAACTACTTCAGCTGCTACACCAGCTCAGGTGTCACCATCAACATCATCTCAAACACAAATGTCAAATGGAATTGATGGTATATCACAACAACTTTCATACGAAGAATCTGGAAATACAGTGGTTATGATGCAGGCTTCTAATAATCAACAGTCACCTATGAGTTCTGGTGGTGGTAAAGGAACTCCTGTAATGATGGGTTCTAATGATGTGGTAAATAGTTACTATAAGTCACAAGTATTGGGAACATTATATAAAAGTTAATGGCAAATTCACCAGCACAAGCAGCTAATATAAAGAAGCTTCTGATTTCTTCAAATCAGGATGGTTCGAGTGCGGACATTTCTGTTATTGCTCCCGACATCAGATACTATGAGAGTGTGATGTCTAATGTTACTACCTGTTCAATGGTATTGACTGAGAGTGGTTTTTCAATGAATGGTAATGATACCGTTGCATCTAAAGGTCTTCTTGATGGTCTTCCTATTAGAGGTGGTGAAAGAGTTGATATTTCTATTGAAGATAACTATGGTAATATATTAAATCTGAAGGATGGTTTATACGTTAACAGAGTAAGAAACGCTCAACCAGGAACACAAAATGATGTATACATGTTGGACCTGTGTTCTAAGGAATATTTTGCTAATGAACAATCTAGAGTAGTACAGAGGTATGAGGGAAAGATATCTGATAATGTAATAAAGATTTTGAGAGAAGTCTTAAAGACTGACTCCACAACATTCAATATTGATTCAACAGCAATTGAATATAACTTTATTGGTAATGATAGGAAACCTTTGTATGTTTGTACTTGGTTAGCATCTAAGTCCGTACCATTGGGAACCAGTAGTGGCTCAGGTAATAGTGTAGGTGGTGCTGCAGGATACTTATTCTATCAAACCAGAGATGGGTTTCACTTCAAATCAATTGATAAAATATTTGAACAGTCACCGGTTAAGAATTTCTTATATAACAATATATCTGAAGCTCCATCTGGTGGATATGATGCGAAGATTTTATCCTACAATATTGATAGAGATGTAGATTTGAAAGAGGGTATGACTCTTGGGACCTATAACAATAGGTCAATCTTCTTTGACTTCTATTCAATGAACTACAAGGTTGTTAATTTTGATATTGGAGAACAGAAGAATAAGTTATCAACTGCTGGTAGAAAGTTTGCACCAGACCAGGTGGCAAGAGAATTTACTCAGTCACCCACTCGTTTGTTTAGTCATATTTTAGATGTTGGAACCATTCCTAGAGGGACTACATCAGATGCACAACTGAAGAACTGGAAAGATAATCCAACAGTTTCCAACTATGACGCTGAGAGAAGTATGGTTCAGTCTGTGATGAGATATAATCAGTTGTTCTCCATCCAAACTAATATCACTATTCCACTTGACTTAAGTATCAAGGCTGGTGACTTGATTACCTGTGAGTTTCCAGAACTCAAAGGATCACCTAACAAGGGATCAAACGATGAGAGTGGTGGCATATATATGGTAGCACATGTTTGTCACCGTGTGACACCAGAAGAGTCTTTTAGTAGTCTCTCTCTTGTCAGAGATTCATTCGGTAAAAACACAGGGTTTGCAAATTCATGATAGATCAAGGACTATTCAGAAAGTATTTTGTAGGTAGAGATGGATTCTACTGGTGGATAGGTCAGATTGCAGAAGAATCCTCATGGGTAGATAATAAAAGAGGTATACCATCCGAAACTAACAGAGATATACCTGGATTTGGTGAGAGATATAAAGTCCGTATTATGGGTTATCATACTGCGGTCCCATCAGAACTACCTGATGACCATCTGCCATGGGCAAGTGTGATGTATCCTGTCACAGCAGGTGGTGGAACTGCTGCTACATCTGAGACTGCCAACTTGAGACAGGGTATGTTTGTCTTTGGGTTCTTCTTAGACGGAGAAGACGGACAACAACCAGTTATCATGGGTGTAATTGGTTACAATGACTACACTGCTGTTATGGCAGAGGTTCCTGATGCTAAGTTCGTTCCATTCACTGGTCTGAACGCATCAAGGGGACAGAATGTCGCAACTTTTGCAAGAACAGTTGTACCAGATGCTGGGGATGTAGCTCCTGCCCCATCAGTAACAGCACAACCAACACCACAAGGACAAACAGAATCATCCAACGACACACAAACAAACATAGAGAACGATAGAGTTAATAATAGTCCTGATGGTCTTGCTGGTGGGAAAAAGGATGCAGCTACTCAGGTTGCAGCAGAAGAGAAACAAAAAGACAATGTAGTACCAAAACCATCTAAGTGTGACCCAATACCATTAGGTGGACTATCAACTAATATTTCTAATTTCATCAAAGATATTGAGAAGACAAGGAAAACTGCAACGGATTATAGATATGCCGCAACAAGAGGTGTAATTGATGCACAAGCAGAAATTGATTATAAAAAAGATCAGGTGACAAAACTTATAATGGGGACTATAAAATCAGCAATAAATGAAGCGGGGATATTTGCTGAAAACTTTTTAAACAAAACCATAAAAGGTCTAAATGCTTTTTTGCAACCAAATGAATCCTATGCTTTATCAACATTGTTCAATGGTACTGTTGAATATATTGTTTGTATGCTTAAACAGATCTTTAAAGCCATTGGAAGTTACATTTATGATCTGATAGATGACATTATCGGTAAAGTAATTAATGTGGCAAAATGTTTCATCAATAATTTTGTAGCATCTGTCTTGGGAACTATCAATGGATTAATCAATTCACTTCTTGGATATGCTACTGACTTACTTACAGGAGTCATAGATTCTGTTTTTGGGGTTGCATCAGCTACTCTTGATACAGTTGAAGGAGCATTAGATATTATGTTGGATGTCATTTCTTTCCTTACTTGTAATACGGATAAGGAATGTGATGATTACTATGTTGATGAGTGGAATATTTTAACAGGTGGAAAACAAGACACTATGAATCCTGCTGAGCTCCTCAAATCAGTTGGAGATATAAGTGAAAGGGTCAGTAATGTTGTCTATGATTTTACAAAGGGTCTTGATGGTATCGACAGTGTGATGTCTACTTTCGGCAACACTTTACAAAATTCATTAAACGATGTATTTGATGACACAACTTGTGATGTTGGACCAATTCTTTGTGGTCCTCCATCTATCGCACTTTTTGGTGGAACCGGAGCTGGATTTGCAGCTAACCCTGTACTTGATTCTAATGGTTCAATTATTGCTGTTGATGTTATCTCTATGGGTCGTGGTTACAGCCAAGGTGGTTCAGTCACAGCAAAAGTTGTTGACGCATGTGGTAATGGGAATGGTGGTGTTGTCCTTCCAATTCTAGGAACGAGTTTAAATGACCTTCTTGGTATTGGTGATGGTATTAATACTAATGGTGATTATAATGACAACCTTTTGGGAGATGGTCGGAGAGGTGTAATTGATTCTTACTGGCAGAATGTAAGATCTCAACTTGGTATAGGTCAAAGTGAGACACAAATTTCTGGTTCAACATTCAGTGGTCTTATTACAAGTGACAGACTTACACCTACTCTTACATCTTCATTAGTTGGAACCACAACAAATGTAAGTGTGGGTCAAACTGATATTGTTCTTGATTCTAATATACTTAATACTTCATCTTTTACAGGTCTAATTTCAGGTGATAGGTATGGAGGTTTGGGAACAGGAACCACTACTGGGTCTTTGTCAACTAATTTCACTGGAGCTTCAGGAGATCCAATCAACATAGGAATTGCAGCTGGAGTTGAAGTAAATGATAATATTGATTATACTTCACTGGCACTGGTAACTAGTAATACCATTGATAATTTAATATCCAATACTCCTACTCCTTCTACCGATACAATTGCCACAGGAATCAATACTGAAGTTACTGATGGAACTCTCGGTGTTTCTGGATTTATTATTCTTGATGGAGGTGCTGGATATATGACAAGACCAGATGGTTCGGTTGGTGGTATGAATAGAACTTGGGCCACATCTGAACAGACGAAAATTAAAAAAAGTAATGGAACTTATCTTCTTCCAATAAATCCTGGAATTGTATCAGTAGTTGAAGTTGGCGACACCATTGAGATACCTAGTGGAACCACAACTGTTAGTGGACCACTTGATAATGACACTGGTGGTGGTGAATCAATCATCGGTGGATCTCCTCATGTGATTACTACACCTGGTTTGATTACTGCACCAAAGAAATTAGAAAATTCTACTACTGAGACAGGTGATTATCCATCAAGTACTGATGGAACTTACCCAGTTATAACTTATCTTTCATCCATATATGTTGAAGACCCAGGTGTTGGGTACTCACTATCAGATGAGGTTGTAATCACCCCTAGTGAGGGAGCTGTAGCTACAATTGATGTCACTGATTTAGGTGCTATCAAATCTATCAGAGTTACACAGAAGGGAGAGGGATTTAAAGTGAAACCGACAGTTTACATCAAGTCTAGAGGTGGTATTGGTGCTATATTGTCTGGTCAACTTGGCATAGATAATGTTGATGAAGAAAGTATGAGAGAACCAGGTGTGAGTGATAAAATTATTCAAGTTAACGATGTTGTGGGGGCATACTGATGTCTAATAATTCTGAAAACGGAATAAAAAAGAATCCGTATACTTATCGAAAAGGTACTTCTGACGCTGAAATTAAGTTTGGACATTGTACAGATGATAATGAAGTTGCTGCTGCTGTACTGAGGAGTGGTTATTTTCATGACCACTACATTAGTCTTGATGCGACTGGTCAAAGTCATAGAAAGGGTGGAACAATTTGTAAGTCACCAGGTTCTTTTCAAATAGACGCTGGGACTAGTGTTAAAGGTTCAGACAATGGTGTCTTTATCAAAGCTGAGAATGGTAACATCCAAATATCAGCACCAAGTGGTACTATTATTCTTGATGCTAGAAATATTTTAATTAAGGCTACCGGTGATAGTGCTGAAACTGGTAATGTTACCATAGAGGGTAATGATAAGGTCTCAATAAAAGGTAAAGGTGATGGTATCGATATTAGTGGATCTGCTTCAGTAAAGATTACTTCTGATAAACAAGTTGATGTAATTGGAAAAACAATTCTAAATCTTTATGGAAATGTCATGGACTGTGCTGATGGAAGTTCTTCAACGGCAACTCCAGGGAACCCCTTGGATCGTGCCGGTAGTAAATCAGGAGTTCCTAAGAGCCTCTCTGTTGGTGATGTAGGTCGTGAGGCTATACAGGCAGCTCTTTCTGGTTTGAGTGCTTTAACAGGACAAAATAATGAGTTCAACAACTCATTACTGGGGAGCCTAACTAGTGTATTCGGAGGTGGATGATGGAAAGTTTTAAAAATGGATTAGAGAATATTGTTTTTTATGGTGGAAGACTTCAGAATCAAAAACATATTGAATTGCCACCAGAGTGGCCAGAATTTGTAAATGAGAGTACAATTACAGTATCATTGACTTCTATTGGTAGTCATCAGGATCTTATTGTTAGAGGTCTTCAAGGAAATAAGATTACCATTCAATCAAAATCGGTTATCCCAATTGATTGTTATTATCATGTATTCGCAGAAAGAAACGAAGTAGAGAAACCATCATGAAGGTAGGAGATTTATTTGTAGGAAAACAATTAATTGTTGGTGATCCTACCCTTGCTCTGAGTGGGATAGGGAGACCACCAGTTAATCTCAGAGGTAGTGCTTATGTTGAAGCACCAATGATTGTTGGTGATGACACTAAGTTCCCTCTTCCTGAAGCTACTATGATGATTGGTAGGTGTACCAATCTTGATGCTGCAGGTCTCATTCCTGGTCTTTTTAGAATCAGAAATCTTGTTCCTGGAACTGAGACACCACAAGATGTTATCATCGGTGACCCGTCAGGACCCGTTGGTGTAACTGTGTTCTGTGGATTATCATTTTTCTCAGTTCAGGCATCATCTATTAACCTTGTAACCATTGCCAAAGTTGAAACTGCTGCTACTGTTAGTGAAACCGAAGCTATCAAAAGTGACGTTGGTGCTAAAGTTGTTGCTGGAGCACATGTAGAAGGTGGTGTCAAATCAAACCTGGCAAAAGCTGTCCACACGGCTCCTGTAGCATCACCAAGTGCTTTAGCAGTATTCCTTGACTTGTTTACTCCTAAAGGAGTCTCACTGAATAAAACGAATATAATCGCCGTCAGTAAAAAATCATTCGATATTTCTCATCCCACAAAAGAGGGTCATAGATTAAGATATGTTTGTCTTGAGGGCCCTTCTGCTGAAGTATATTTCAGAGGTAAGTTGAAGGGTGAACACACCATTCATCTCCCTGATTATTGGAAGGGTTTGGTTGACCCAGACTCAATCACAGTGCAATTGACACCCATTGGATGTCGTCAGAGTCTCTACTATGAGGAGGTAGAGTGGTGTAAAACAATCAAGGTCATCAACGCTGATTGTGGGCCCGTGTGGTGTTCTTACACAGTGTTTGCTGAAAGAAAGGACACATCTAAGAACATCCCAGAGTATAAAGGCTTGACACCTTTGGATTATCCAGGTGATAATGATAATTATCTTGTCAATGATGGTAAGTGAATAAAGTTCATGAAATCTTCCCACTCATAGTTTATCAAGGAACAATTGATTGTCACGAAAAGTTCAAAGAACAAAATCTAGAAACTCTCTGTGACTACTGGTTTAATGGATATGAGAATGAAAGTCCAGAGGTGTCTGGTAATATTTTTTCTCATTTAAATGACGACTACTCTATGTTTTATGAATCACTCAAAAAGTGTATCGTAGAATATTTTGATCATTTAAAAGTCAATCATACTCTTTTTGATTTTCATGTGGTAAAATCATGGGTCGGTTATCATAAAGATGATGAAACCCCATCAATACCACCACACTTTCATAATGAATCTAATATCAGTTTTGTATATTATCTAAAGACTGATGAGAGCTCAGATAAATTTTGTGTAACTCAAGAATCAAACAGAAACGAAGT